AATTCTAACGATGAAATACGAGAAAAAACTAGCTCAATAGTATATAAAGAAAATGTTAAAGATTTAAAAATAGACTCTGAAAAATTATATAAATTAAATCCAGTAAGTTATAATTATAAAATTTCTAAGTCACCAGATATAGGGTTAATAGCTGAAGAAGTGGATGAAATTTTACCTGAATTAATTAATTATGATAAAGATGGAAAGCCAAAATCAGTAAAATACAATAGTTTATCTGTTGTACTTTTAGATGAATTGAAAAAATTAAGAGAAGAAATACAAGAATTAAAGGAGAATAAATAATGCCAGATGTAACAATGTCATTTACAGATGCACAATGGACAAGAGTAGTTGCTGCATCAACACATATTAAACAATTAGAAGAGACTGGAGATGTAGATGCAGACTATTTAGCTACAAAACTAAAAGCCTTAGTGGCTGATTGGGTTAAAGAGTATGAAGAAAAAGCATCAGTTGCTGACTTCTAAATGAAGCTTACTACTAAAGTAATTAAATATAGGACTAGAAATCCTTTGATGTCAACACATCAAATTTCAAGAGAAACTGGAGTTTCATATTCTTGGGTACATGCTATATTAAAGAAAGCAAATCTATCAACAAACCCACCCAAAAGAAATAAGAGTTCTCGTATATGTCCTGAATGTAATGAACTCTTTACATCAAGACGTAAATTTTGTAGTTCTGAGTGTAAATATAATTATCAGCGTCCTGTGTTTGAATGCCATTACTGCCATTCTAAATTTCGTAGATTACGAAAAGATGTGGTTAGATCTATTAAAAAAGGCTCAAAACACATATTTTGTGATATAAAATGTTGGAATAGATATAGGAGAGTAGAGTAATGCCAACTTATGAATATAAATGCAATAATGAAAAATGTTCTGAATACTTCGAGAAAATTCAGAAGTTCACCTCTAAGGCTGTAGCCAAATGCCCTAGCTGTAGTACAAAAGCAACCAGATTAATCAGTGGGGTTGCTGTCCAATTCAAAGGTTCTGGGTGGTATTCAACAGCAAATAGAAGTTCAAAAGAGTCAGATTCCGATTAAAAAGCTTGACTTGGCTACCCCCAATATGATATAATTACTATAGAGGGTATAATTATGTGCCCTTTTGTTAATTTAAAATATAGGAGGAAATATGACATTAGCATATACTAATCGTACAGATCCATTTAATATTTTTGGAGATTTTCTAAATAGAGAATGGTCAGCTTCAAGAGCTACCGTAAAATATCCATTAGATATTGTGGAATCTAAAGATGCATATAAAGTTAAGATTTCGTTACCCGGTGTGGAAAAAGGGAATCTTTCAGTTACTATAGATAAGGACATTCTAGTTATAGAGGCAAAGGATGTAGCAGCTGAAAAAGAAGCAGAGAAAGGTACATATATTTATAAAGGTATTAGAACAGGTTCTTACAAGAGAGAAATCTCTGTAAAAGATTACGGTGTAGACAGTAAGAAAGTTACTTCTGTTTACAAGAATGGTATCCTAACTATAAACATGCCTAAAACTAAGGAGGCAAAACCACAGATTATTTCTGTGGCTATGGATGGATAATGGAGATAAACGATGAATTAATTAGGCAATGGGAACCTAAAATTCATAAAATGCTCCAAACATCGTATGTAATTGGGTATGATCGTGACGATCTCGCTCAAGAACTTAGAATTGCTATTATGAAAGCAGCTAAATCCTTTAACCCAGAGCGAGGTGTAATCTTTCATACCTATTTACATACTACAATGGTTAATACTATTAGAACTTTAATATCAAAAGCACAGAAGAAACCTGTGACTGTTAGTTATGATGAACGCTTTTATGGTGATGATTCCGATATTTTACCTAAGAAACTTGGCGAAGCCTTAACATATGCCGAGGATTGGGAAATATTAGAATTATATGATGAACTAGAGAAGTTTAATCTAACTGATAGAGAGAAAAGATTTATAGAATTAAGATTAGAAGGTTGGACCATGGATGAAATTTCCAATGATTTAGAGAAATCTGCCTATAGAATTAGACAAAATTTAAGAATAAAAGTAGAGAATATTTTTTATGGTAAAGAAACAGAAAAGGATTGATCAATATAATTCTAAAGATTTATTTGAAGATTTTAAGACCCTATATGCTCGTAAACATAAGAAAGAATATGAGCCCAAGAACTTTATTGGGAATGAGCTAAAGTCTTTAAAAATTTTATTAGATAAATACTCAGCCTATGAAATATTATCGGCTATTTATAACTGTATTTCAAAGAATACGGACAATATCTCTGTGAATTATTTCGCAGGGGGTGTTAAATACTACTTAACTGACCATGATCCTAAGTTGTATTGGTCAGTTATGTCCTCTCCAGATCCTATGATTAAAAAGAAATGGAGACTTTTTACTATTCTAAACTCAAAATGGTTACCTACTGCCACAGATAAGAAGAGGCTTGAAGCTCTTGAACAAGAATTGCAGGAGGTTTTATCTAAATGAGATCTAAAAGAAAAGGGGGGTTGACACAGACTACCCAAAAAGTGTATAATAGTAATATAGATAATAAATATAATAGTAAATATAGAGTTATTAGTATACATAATATAACAAAACATATAATGATTATTGGAGTATATGATTGTTTAGAAGCAGCTAAGTTAATAGCAGAAGATATGTCTAAACAAGACGATTTAAAATGTTATGTACATAGTGACGACAACAGAGTTTTACATATAGCAGGGGAGTAATATGGAAAGTTATGAATATATAGAGTCTGGGATTGTACTAAATCTAGACAGTAAGGAATCTTTACGAAAGTTTAAACATTCTTCTAAGGATTTTGCTAAACATGGAGACGCATTAAAATTCATCAATAAACATTTTGATGATTATGGAAGCTTTCCATCAACTGATACCTTAGTTGAGAATTTTCCTACAATTGACACTACTGCAAATAGTTTAAATTTAGATTATGCAATTGACTCTTTTAAAAGTCAAGTCTTATTTAGAAATATTGTTTCTTCATTTCAGTCAAATAAAGATTTATTAAAAGAAGATCCTAAGAAAGCTCTCTCATATATTCAATCTAACTTAAATGATATAGAAGTTGTTTACGATGAAGATGTAATTTCATATGATTCAGCAGCAGATGGAAGATTTGATGCATGGCAGGCTAGAAGTAAGAAACGAAAGATGGGGGAAGGTATGATGGGTATACCAACACCTTTCAAATCTTTGAATAAAACAGGTGTAGGATGGATGCCGGGAGAATTAATTGCAATGTTTGCTAGACCAACTGTTGGTAAAACATGGATGTGTATTCAAGTAGCAGCAACTGCAATGATGAATGGACATAAAACACTTATGATTTCTACAGAAATGCCTGTAGATGCTATTAGCTTAAGAGCAGATGTTGTCTTAGCTAATATGATGGGATACAAATTCTCTCATTCAGCTCTTAGAACAGGTAAACCCATAGATGAAGATAAGTATAAAGAATTTTTACAGAAATTAAATGGACGACCATTATTAATATGTGATCATATTCAAGGAGAAAGCAGTATATCATTAGAAAGTATTGCTGCATTAATAAGAAAACACAATCCAGACTTAGTTGTTTTGGATGGAATTTATTTAGTATCATCGGGAGATGGTAGAAAAGCAATGTGGGAACAGTCCCATTCATTGTTTTATGGTATGAAGACTCTTGCTCTTAGTACTAATACTCCTGTATTCGTTTCTACACAAGCTACTAGGGAAGCTGCAAATATGTTTGAGCCACCTAGAGCAGATCAAGTTGCATTTGGGGATGCTTTAATTCGTTCTTCAGATGTTGCAATGGCAATGTGTAGAGTTGAGAATGAGGAAGATAAGAGATTAGTTCAATACCAAAAATACAGAGATGGAGTCCTTGCATCTGATGTTTCTATTATGGATTGGGATGTGGATAGAGGGCGTATAGAAGAAACAGATGAGGATATCTGGAGCAACGATAGCTTTTAAGGAGGCGATATGAAAGTTCTAGGAATGATTATGAAATATTACTCTCTCTTTAATAAGTACTCAGACGTAATACCTGAATTGGTTAAGCTTGTAGATACTGCAGTAAAAGCAGTTGAAGACAAAAAGATCAGTAAGGCAGAACAGAGTGCTTTGATGAAAGAGTATTGGAACGTAATTAACAAAATAAAAGAGGCAAAATAATGATAGATTGGGCACAAGTGCTATTAGATACAGGAATTGATGTACCTGAAGACTATGATGAGTTTTCAATAAGATGTCCATTCCATGATGATGGTGTCGCTTCATGCTCAATCAATATCGAAAAAGGGTTGTGGATATGCTTCGCAGGGTGTGGTCAAGGAAGTCTAAAGAATTTTCTTAGAAAATATCTAGATTGTAATGGAGTAGAGCTAGAAAAATTATTAGTTGATAGTCAAATGGATTTTTCCATTAACTTCTTTGATGATTTAGTAGCTACTATTGAAGAACGAGAAGAGTTTTTTATGAAAGCAGATACATCAAAACATCCAAGTTGGATATTTGATAGAGGTTTCTCTGAAGAAACCCTGAAAGAGTGGGGTTGTGGAACAACAGAATACAATGATTTAGTAATTCCAATTCATGACTTGGAGTCAAATCTAGTTGGATCAGTAACAAGAAGGGTAAATGCTACCCCAAAGTACATGTATTCAAAAGGATTAAAGAAATCACAGGTCATATTTGGAGCACATAAGTTAACTGAACCTAAAAAATACGTCTGTATTACAGAGGGGTCACTTGATACAATGTGGTTAAATCAAAAGGGTTATCCAAGTGTAGCTATTCTAGGAGCAACTATGTCTAGAGCACAATTGGATATTCTGCGATCATTAAGAACAGAAGAATATATCTTATGTTTCGATAATGATGAGGCAGGACAAAGGGCGATATCGAAAGCAATGCTTGACATATCAACCAGCTTTATGGTATCATATATAAAGATGCCGAAAAAATATAAGGACGTACAAGATGTACGTTCCGAGGCATTACTCAAAGAAGTAATAGCAAAACGACATTATTGGTAAAGGAGGATTTACTATGTCAGGAATAGCAAAAATTTTGCAAAAGAGAGAAGCCATATTAAATCCATCAGATAATCAATCTTTTGGTAAAGAGATTTGGTTTAAAGATGGAGATCAAGCATTTCTTACTCCAGTGGCTTCAGGAGAAGAAGGGGATGCTTTATTAGATGAAATCTATCTGTATACATACAGATCAGGTAATAGGTGGATTAACCTATTATCAGACGATTCAGTCGACTCAAGTGCTGTACCATCTGATTCTAGACCATCACATAAGTTTGCCTTTTGGGCATACGTTCACGAAATTATCCACACTGAAAAGAAAATGGATGATTGGGAAGAAGTTGAAGGTCCAGCTGGCAAGAAGATGTACAAACAAGTCGTAGATGACTTTAAAGTTGTACCTCTAGGGTTTGGAAGAAGTGATTACGTTTGGAACCAGATTGTAGACATCTACAATGATTGGGGAAATCTAAATAAAGGTGTAATTAGGATCAAGAGAACAGGTGCAGGAATGTATGATACTTCATATACTATTGCAGCAACTACTAGATCATCAGACATACCTGAAGACAAACAGCCTGAAATCAGTGACTTACCATCTATCAAAGACTATTACATGGATAGATATGGTAACACACCTGAAACTGAAGACACAAATAACTCATTTAGTACTGATGATACAGAGGATGATTTATTTTAAATGCTAGTAAGAGATCAAAATACATTTAACAAGGTTCTACCTACACTTAACAATCATACTGTGGTAGTGGATGTAGAGACAAATGGTTTTGATTCTTATGGTATAAATCAAATTTGTGGAATCGGAGTCGGATTTGTAGACAACTTAGACTCGTACTACTTCCCTTTCCGACATCAACAAGTAGGAAATAACCTTCCTAGCGAGTGTTTAGATACCCTCATCGAGTGGTTAAATCAATCCAAGCACCTTGTTGGTTACAACATCAAGTTCGATCTTCGATTCCTTGAAAAAGAAGGACTATTAGTTGAAGACAAGACTTTAATTGATGTACTCACGATGGTTCGTTTGACTGAACCATCCACAGTTAAAGACTTGGATCTCACTAATACGATAAAAAGAAGCTATGGGGAAAGTCATGCAAGCTATGATTTAGAGACAAAAAAAGTTTTACGCTCTAATAAATGGAATAAGGATTTTTCCCTAGCTCCTATAGAAGTTTTAGGACCATATTGTGAAAAAGATGTGCTCTATACTGCAAAACTTTTTAATGATAGATTAGAAGTCATTAAAAAATCTAAACAGTTAGACGTATTTAAATCTCAAATGGAATTGACTAAAGTTCTGTATGTTATGGAAGGGCATGGAATTAAAATAGATAACAACTATGTGCATGAAACTATGCTCAAACTAGAGAAACGTAAGGATGAGATTAAAAAAAGAGTTTTAGATCTTGCAGGGAAGGAATTTAATCTTAATAGTACACAACAACTAGGGGAAGTACTTAATGAAAGAGGTATAAAATCTCCTGAGAAGACTGCAAAAGGACAACAGTCATGGAATGAAGCTGCGTTAGTACAAATAAATGATCCGATTGCTGGATATGTACGTCAATATAGAGCTTTAGAGAAATTGAGGTCTACATATTTAGAGCCTTTCTCGGTAAAGAACGAATTACATACAACTTTTTGTAATTGGGGTACTTTAACAGGAAGACTATCATCTAGGAATCCAAATTTGCAGAACATTCCTCGAAACCATTTCAATCTAATGGATAAAAAGTTAACTGAGGAAGATAAGAAAGAATTGAAAAGTAGAATTAATGCTACATTAGCTGCCAAAGGGCAAACAAGTAGAGTTGAAGGATTAAGTGATGAGGTTTTAAATACTTGGACGTTTGTTGGAGACGAATCTTTTGATAAATCACAAGAAGGGCAGATAGCAATTAGGAATTTATTTGTACCAAGAGATGATTATAAGTTAGTTTCGTTTGATTATTCTCAAATGGAAGTAAGAGTATTCTTAAGCTATCTTCAAAATGAAGAAGTTAATCAAATGTTGACTAAATCAAATGTAGATTTTCATGGGGAAGCAGCAAAATTAGCATTTAATGTAACTGAAGATGATGAAACATTTAAAATGTTTAGGCAAACTGCTAAGAGTATTACATTTGGAACTATATATGGTATAGGAAATCAAAAGTTAGGTATTCAATTAGGTGTTCCAGCTCAAGAAGCTGCCGCTTATAAGAAAAGATACTTTGATGGTATTAAGGGTTCAAGAGAATTTTTTAATGCAGTAGTGAGGAAAGTAGAATTATTAGGACAAATAAAGAATAAATATGGTAGGGTTTATCAAATTCCTAAGAATTTAGGATACAAAGGGATAAACTATCTTGTACAAGGCACAAGTGCCGACATTCTTAATGAAAGAATGATACAAGTACATAAATTATT